GGAAAGAAATGGAACTGCGAGAGCTCAATCAGCAGCCGCTTTACCGCTCTGCGGTAGTGGCTGAGGTTGCGCGTGCAGAGGATGATCTTGATGTTGTTGAGTTCACCTTCAGTTCAGAGCAGCCGGTTGAGCGTTACTTCGGCATGGAAGTGCTCAGCCATTCACCTGAAGCAATGAACATGGAGCGCCTAAATAGTGGCGCTGCACCGTGGCTATGGAATCACAATCCCGAAGTGGTGCTCGGCGTGGTGGAGCGTGCATGGATGGGTGACGATCGCCGCGGCCGTGTGCGCACCCGCTGGAGCCCTAACACCAAAACCGAAGGCAGCGAAGAATACAAGCGCCGACAGGATTGGGAGAGTGGCACCATCCGCAACGTCTCCTTCATGTATTCCATCGACGAACCGCTCGACACCACCAGCCGTGATGGCTTCGCGGTAGTGACTAAGTTCACACCGATGGAAGTATCAGCTGTCAGCATTCCAGCTGATCACACTGTTGGCCAAGGCCGCAAGGCCAGCCACACCAGCAGCTCCGGTCCGCCGGGTGCTGCCGCGGCATCTGCCGCACCCTCGACCCCCAACGAACACACCCCAATGGAACCCTCCACCATCGACATGGAGGCCGTGCGGGCTCAGGCTGCGGCCGATGAGCGCACCCGCGTCGCCTCCATCACTTCCCTCTGCCGTGAGCACAAAGCAGACGATCTGGCCCAGGGCCTGATCGAATCCGGTGCTTCTGAAGCTGATGCCATGCGCTCGGTGCTCGCCGAGATCGCTAAGCGTCCTGCTGCTCAGCCTGCTACCCCTGCCGCTCCTGCTCGCGCCGCTCAGCCGATCGCTTCCGGCGGTTCTGCTGACATCGGCCTGACCGACAAGGAGGCCCGCTCCTTCAGCTTCGTGCGTGCCATCCGCGCGCAGATGCTGCCCGGCGATCGCGCTGCCCATGAGGCTGCTGCGTTCGAGCGTGAAGTGAGCGAAGCCACTGCTCAGCGCATGGGCATCACCCCTCGCGGCATCCTGGCCCCCAACGATGTGCTGCAGCGCGACCTAACTGTTGGCGTCGCTTCCGGTGCTGGTGATCTGGTCTTCACCGATGCACGGCCCGGCAGCTTCATTGAGCTGCTGCGCAACCGGCTGGCGCTGAACACCCTCGGCGTCACGATGCTGACCGGCCTGCAGGGCCCCGTAGCTATCCCTCGCCAAACCGGCGCAGGCACTGCCTACTGGGTGGCTGAAGGTGGCGATCCCACCGAATCGCAGCCCAGCGTAGATCAGGTGGCACTGGTGGCCAAGACTCTCGGCGCTTACACCGAGTTCAGCCGTCGCCTGATGCTGCAGAGCTCCATCGACGTTGAGCAGATGGTGCGCAATGAGCTCGCCACTGTGATCGCCCTTGAGATCGACCGCGCTGCGCTCTATGGCCTTGGCTCCAGCAGCCAGCCCGAGGGCCTCAAGTTCGTCACCGGCATCAATACCGAGGACTTCGCTGCTAACACTCCCACCTACGCGGAGATCGTCAGCATGGAGACCAAGGTGGCTGCAGACAACGCCGACATCGGCGCCATGTCTTACCTGACGAACTCCACCATCTTCGGCGGCTTTAAGACCACCGAGAAGGCCAGCAACACCGCTCAGTTCATCCTTGAACCCGGCGGCACCGTGAACGGCTACAACGTCGTGCGTTCTAATCAGATCGCCACCGGTGACGTGTTCTTCGGCGTGTGGAATCAGATGATCATGGGCATGTGGGGCGCGCTGGACATCCAGGTAAACCCCTACGCACTTGATAAGTCCGGCGGTGTTCGCGTGACTGCTCTGCAGGACGTGGATGTGGCCGTGCGTCACCCCGAGGCCTTCTGCCGCGGCAACAACACCCTGTGACCATGAGGCTCCTGATCCTGCGTCAAACCTCCATCGCTGGCCAGCCTGCACGGCCTGGTGATGTGGTGGAGGTAAGCGACCGTGATGCCCGGCTGCTGATCAACAGCGGCAAGGCGGAACCGGCCCCGGCAGCTCCTGCAGTTGTTGAGGTGACGCAGGATCTAGAGCCCGCCCAACCCAAACCCCGTCAACGTCGCGCCAAGTCCCATGGCACTGCATGAACTCACGCTGGACAAGCTCCAGCACTTCACACTCCTGGCCACCACCACCATCACCGCCGTTGGCGATCAGACCGGTGTTGATCTGGCCGGCTACGAAGGCGATGTTCAGATCATCCTGTCCGGCACTGCTGCCGGCGCTGGTGCTGATCTGACCTTCCGCATTGAGGAGTCTGCTGATAACAGCACCTTCACCGCAGCCACCGGCGGCAGCTTCACTGCTATCGGCAACGCTGCTGCCAAGGAGGTGATCACCCTCAACAGCAACGACCTCAAGCGTTACATCCGCCTCAGCTGCACCGCTGAGACTGGCACCGCCAGCTCTGCTGTGACCTGCTTCGGGTTTGGCCTGAAGAAATACGGCTGATGGCACTGACCGAGAACCTAGATGCGTTCTTGGCCGATTTCGGCGTCAGCGTCACAGCTGGCGCCGTTTCTGCATTGGGCATCCTCGACATGCCGATGGAGGTGCTCGCTGGCGATCAGGTGCTGAGCACTGACTACACGCTGACGGCTAAGGCTGCCGATTTTGGCGATCTGCAATACGGCAGTGAAGTGAACGTGAACGGCGTGCCGTACACGGTGCGCGAGACGCGGCTGATTGATGATGGGCAGTTTTGCCAGATCGGCCTGATGCGCAGCGTGACCACAGAATTGCAGCAGTCCACTACGGCGATTGATGCCGGTGATGTGGATGATGTGATCGACGACCTGGGCAACGCTCAGCTGGATCCTGAGGTTGATGGTGGTGGCGCTGGATCGACCTACATTGAAGGCAACGTGATCGACGGCGGGGCAGCATGAGCAGCACGGCACGCATCCGCCTACGGCGTGACACAGCAGCGAACTGGACATTAGAGAATCCGGTGCTGTTGGCCGGTGAGATGGGCATCGAGACCGATACCCGCAAGTACAAGGTGGGTGATGGCACGCTGGCGTGGAGCAGCCTGAGCTACTACATCGAGGGCGTGCTTGCCCGTAGCCAAGCCAGCAAGACCACCAGCGGCACGATCGCCATTGCAACCGCCGGCACCTACCAGAGCACAGGGCTCACGGCCACCTTTGACAGCAGCACTGACTATCAGATGGTGCTCGGCACGAGCGACACCTTCGGTTTGAAGAACGACAGCGGCGCCACCAAGCTGTTCATGGTGCAGGCCAGCATGGACGCTTACGCAGGCAACAACCACACGCTTGGCATCAAGCTGGCCAAGAACGGCGTTGGCATTGATCAGTCTGAGTGCCGTGCGTTCTCTGGTTCCACTGGGCAGATCGCCAAGCTGTTTTGCTTCTGGATGGTTGAGCTGGCTGATGGTGATGAGGTTGCGCTCTATGTGGCCAACATCAGCGACACCACCACGATTCAATTTCAGCGCGGCCGCATCTCAGCGATTGAGGTGAAGGCATGACCACCAAGCGTGAGCGGGTTCTGCGTGCCATCGTCACCACGCTGGCGGGCACCACGGGCGTTGGCACCCGCATTTACCGCAGCAGGGTGGAGCCCTTGGCCAGGCAGGAGAGCCCGGCGATCGTGATCGAGCCGATCACAGATCAGGCGCAGCAGAACACCAGCCTGCCCACGCTCGATTGGAGCCTGACGGTGCGTGTTGCGATCATCGTTCGCGGCAACGTGCCTGATCAACTCGCTGATCCGATTGTTGAAAGTGCGCACGCCAAACTGATGGCTGATTTGACGCTCGGCGGTTATGCCATTGATGTACAACCGCAGAACGTAGCGTTTGAGCTGATGGAAGCAGATCAACCCGCGGGCGTCATCAGCCTTGACTACCTCGTGCGCTATCGAACCAATGTGGCTGACCTAACATGATGGACGAATACCACGGGCAGGGTGGCTCTTACATCCTCGACCCTGAAACAGGCCGCCGGACGCTGGTCAGGCGGACCCTACCCTCGGTGAGAAACGATGCCACTCCTGACGCGCAAACGGCTGATCCTTCTGGAATCAGAAGGGACATACGGAACCGATCCGACACCAACCGGCGTAGACGCGGTGCTCGTGCGGGATCTCAACATCACCCCGCTGCAGAGTGACACCGTAAGCCGTGACCTGGTGCGCCCCTACTTGGGTGCATCGGAGCAGCTGTTGTCCAACACTCGCGTTGAGGTGACCTTCAGCGTTGAGCTGGCTGGCTCTGGCGCTGCAGGCACCGCACCGCGCTACGGCAAAGCACTGCTGGCCTGCGGCATGGCTGAGACGGTGGTGGCCAGCACCAGCGTTACCTATGCCCCGGTGAGCGCCAGCTTTGGCAGCTGCACCATCTACTACAACATCGACGGTGTGCGGCACAAGGTGACCGGCGCCCGCGGCACCTTCACGATCAATGGCGCCGTCGGCGAGATTCCCACGATTGATTTCACCTTCACCGGCATCTACAACGCCCCGACTGATACGGCGCTGCCATCGGCGACCTATGCCGATCAGGCAACACCAGTGGTGTTCAAGGAAGGCAACACCAGCGGGTTCCAGCTGCTGAGCTATAGCGGTTGTCTGCAGGCCGTCAGTTTCGACATCGGCAACAGTCTGATTTACCGCGAGCTGGTGGGCTGCACCAAAGAGGTGCTGCTGACTGATCGCGCGGCAACGGGCAGCGTCACCATCGAGGCGCCGACCATTGCGCAGAAGGATTACTTCACCGCTGCGCTGAGCGATGGCACCCTGGGGAACCTGCTGTTCCAGCATGGCCAGACTGCCGGCAACATCGTGGACTTCGCATCCACTCGTGTTGATATTGGTGATGTGACTTACTCTGACCAGGATGGCGTGCACATGCTCACCATCCCTTACACCTGCGTGCCGAGCACTGCAGGCAACGATGAGTTCTCGCTGGTTTACACCTGATGCCATTCATTCTGAAGCGTGATGACCGGTTCTCTTGGCCTGTCAGCTTCGATGTACCGATTGACGGCGGGAAGTTCAAGCGCGAGACATTCGACGCTGAGTTCCGCCGTCTGAGCCAGTCACGGCTGGGTGAGATCACCAAACAGGTGCGCACCGAGGAGGTGTCTGATCTGGACATTGCCCGCGAGGTGCTCGTGGGCTGGTCTGGCATCAAGGACGATGATGGCGAGGACGTGCCGTTCAGCGAGTCTGCGCTCGAGCAGCTGCTTGATGTGCCGATGCTGGCCACCGCCATCGTGGCCAAATACTTCGAGAGCCTGCAGGGGGCGAAAGCAAAAAACTGATCGAGGCCGCTGAGCACTGGCTCAATGGCGGCAAGGTGGTTGATGATCGCAGCGGTGATGA